CAATCCACAACATCCTGTTGCGCTTGAAGATCATGCGGCTGCTCTGCCTTGCTGTATCACAGCAGCCAGATTGTCGATGTATGCCTTGGCCTCGTCCTCGCTGTCGAAGTAAGGCGTACCGCTAGAGCAGTCGTTCACATAGTTCCTGCCACCAGCGTCGTACTGATAGCGCAAGTCGGCGTGATAGCTCTCAAGGTATTGGTACACATGGATCTCGTCGATGCTTGGTTGGTAGTGTTCGATCATGCTTCGCCTCCGTCGCCGTTGAGTATGTCAAGCGCCTTGCTGTGGCTGTCTTGTACGCCCTCTGCCATTTCTAATCCCATCTTGATGGCTTTCATATCTTCAGCGGCTACTCCAGCTTGGATTAAATGAAAACCAGCCAGCTTCATGGTGGTATCGTTCAGTGCCTCTCGCAGATCTTTGATCTGTTGGTCAATAGATTTCACATCGCCCTCCTTGTTGCGAGTTAAACTTCTAACGCTGTTCCAGCGGGTTCAAAATCCCACTGGTCTGCCAGCTTGTAATAGAGTCGAGCGAAGTGCTTACGCTTCGCAGTGTTGAAAGACGGAGTCTCAACATGAGGGTTGCGATCTCCATCCGCTTTCGCTAGCGCCTCAAGCAAATCCAAGATCTCTGATCGGGCTTGCTCTTGTGGCGTATGGCCGTAGTGATTACGCATTTTTGGGTTCTCCTTGTTGCGTTTAAACATTATCGTTGCTTGGTTTTCATGCCGAGTCGTTGGTTACGATCCTCGGATTCTTCTTTGCTCCACACCTCACGAGTGTTGAACAGGTATATGGGAAACACAGCCTCCCATGCAAACAGGTGATACTGATTGCTGGTATCAACCAGCCGATCCTCTTGCGGATACAGTTCCACCGCCTCCCATTGGTCGCCCAGCACTGCGTTCTTGATGCGCTGCTTGGCTCGCCAATCACCCAATGGCTCACGGTCATTGCGCTTGATTGACAGGTAGGTTGGTGCGTTGTCGCCAAACCCATGCTGCTCGTCCCATAACACACGGCGCAGGACTTGGAACATAGGCGACAGGTAGGTTGTCGTTTCGTCGTACTCGCGTTGGAGAACCTTGACGTTCTCCATCACCTGTTCGTCTGTCCAATCATGGGGCGCAGCGTCCTTGACTAGGGCAAACATTTTCATGTCGCTTTGCCGTACCGTTGGCACTATCTCAAAGACAAAGTCTTTGTCTGTGTATATCTCGCTCACCATTCGCCCCCTTCCATTTTGAATTCGCAGTTAGTAAAGAGACGAGACTTGGCATCTATGTGCTCTTGCGCTTCACGCATTGCCTGTTCGATTCCGTGAGAGTCAACAGAAAAAGCAATCTCCATACCCCATTCACGATCTGGAATGAGCTTGTTTCTGACCATAACCATGATCCACTGGTCTTTCTTTTCCTCGGTCATGCGACCTCCTTTGTTGCGATGGTTTACTATAGTAACCTATTGAGAATCATTTGTCAACCTTAGTTTTGGCGGATGCCAATAGCACCACGGTGCAAGCGCTCGTTGTGAACGTCACGCAGACGAACAGCACCAGCCACGCACCACCCCACAGTTTGATGAGGTAGTCGGGTGCCGTATCCCACAGATACAGCCCCACCCATAGGTTGATTGCGCCGATAACGGACAGGATGCCCGTCGTTAATGCGAGCCTAAGATTGCTCATCACTGCCCCCATCGTTGACGCAGCGCGGTCTGGGCAACCTCGTTGAAGCCAACGAGTAGCGTGGACTTGAGCTTGCCATCGACCACATGATCTATGTACTGCTGCCCGTCACGAGTTGCGATCTTCGCCGCCACTCGCATCTTGTGAAGCAGTTCGTTTAAACGCCGTTGCGTTAGTTGAGTTTTCCATCCGGCGTTGGAGATCCAGATCTCCGACTTGTCATCATCACGTTGAGCGATCAGGTTGCCGTGTAGATACAGGCTACCCTCGCGGCTCTCCGTGTTGGCGTCCTTGCCGTCGAGTCCGATCAGGAAGTGTGCGATTGCTGCGTTTGGCTTGTTCATGGTTGTTCCTTTGTTGCGTTTAAACAGATTGGAAAGAGGAGGTTACTCCTCCTCCCCCCAGCACTCAGTCCACTCCTCGTCGGTCATTCCTGAGATCAGGAACTCACGCTCAGAGTCGGACAGTTCGGGCATCACATCCTGTATGAATGCGCCAGCCTCCCACTTAGCGATCTGCTCTTGGGTGACAGGCAGATCCATGATGTGGGTCTTGCCTGAGAACAGCGATTGCTTTTCGATTAACATAGTTACTCCTTGGTTCCACGTTCTAAAGTCACAGCGTCAACCATCCTGCGGAATGCCGCGAATGTGCGGTCATCCATCTCAAGCATGGCCTCCCATGTCTGGTCGATGTTCAGATCATTCTTGATGATCCACTTATTCATTCGACGCTGTTTCGTTTTCGGTTGATCTTCGATCAGTTGTCTGCGCTGTCGTTTTGAAATCAACATAGTTGACACTCCTTCGTTGCGTTTAAATAGAATGCCGAGGCTTTACTTGGGACTTATTGATATGGCCCATGAGGTCGCATCTCTTGTCGCTTACCCTTGGTCGGACTTCCCAAGGCGCACCCCACATCAGACTCCATGCCCATGATCCGCCACTCATGTGAGGTGATTGGCGGTGGAAGGCTTAGGTTCAGGTCATCGCGGCTCTCCTTTGTTGCGATGGTTTACAGTAGTAATACGAGACAGCATCACCTGTCAAGCATTATTTCTAAGCGGCCTGTTGGTAGGCCGCGCTCTCAGTCCATGCATCGTTGACCGTGGCCAGCGCTGCGTCCATGTCCTCGTACCCCGTATCGCCAAGCATGGGCGGTAGGTACATGGCATCCTCTGGGATGTCCTTCATCTCCTCGACACTGCCGTAGCCAGATACTGGCTTGTCGTAGGTGAACTCCATGATGCGGAAGCACACTCGGCGTAGCATACTGGGGTGTGCTACAGCGAAGCTGATGCGATCAAGATCAAGCGGCTCGTCGGGTTGCTTGACCGTGATGAAGATGTGCTGCTCATCATACTGGCGATGCGTCTTGCTGATCTGCGTAGCAATCAACTCGACACGCTGCCCAGCCCGTTCGATCTGGTCGATCAGTGCAACCACTGCGGCACCCTTGCGGATCATCGCCTCAGTGCTGGTGTACCACACAGCGCCGATGTCGCAGTAGATTCGCACAATCGGTAGCGGCTTGGCGTCCTCATCGTCCATGAACATCATGTGCATTGGCGCTCCGGCAGCGTAGCTGGGGACACAAACTCGCTGACCTGCCATGCCATACTCCCAATCAGGACGTTTAAACGATGCCTCTTTTGCCTTGGCAAACTCAACGTCGGCGTCCATGGCATCGCGCCCCTCTGCCCAACCGCTGATCGCAAGCTGCTGTGATTCCTCAAAGGAATTAGATCCGGTGAACTCGTGAGTGCCGCTGACCGATGATGGCTCATCGCCCCATGCCTCGTTCGGATCACGGTGCATATCTGCCATGCACTCGTCCCATGTTGCGTTGTACGTTGCTATGCTCATTACGCTGCCTCCACGTTAGCGATGATACCGACTTCGATTTCATCCATGATTTTCTGCTTGTCAGTTTCACTGAAGCCCTTGTTCCAAATCGTCTGTGCCGCCACACGCTGCGGTGACACGCCAGCCGCTAGCAGCTTGGCACCCTTGACCGAAGCCCTTGGGCTTACCACATAGCGCATCTTGTGATGTGCCACGGCGCGGCGAACAGCTTGGACATAGTCCACCCAAGTATCGTTGCCAGCGATGGCTCGCTCTAGCGACTCGTCGTAACCCATGGTTACGTTGCAGAAGCGATCAAGCGTTGCCATGTCCATGGGATTGCGTCCCACATACTGTGCAGATGCACCGTGACCGAAGGTATTGGCCGAAGCAATCACGACAAAGTCGGGGTGCCGATCAACCATGCCACCCTCGCCATCGTTCCCCAAAGGGAAGCTGGCAAACTCATTGGCTAGTGCAGCGTTCAACGCCAGCAGCGCATTGCTAGATGATGCGTCCATCTCGTCCATCAGGACGAGGCCACCATGTTTAAACGCCTTGTAGAAGTTAGTCTGTGAGTACGAACCGTCGGGCTTGACGTAACCGACTACGTCGTGATCGTACTTGATGGCACCGTAGCAGTAGAAGTCTCGGCCAAGCGCTTCAGCGACTTGCTTCGCAATGGTGGTTTTGCCTGATCCAGCAGGGCCGACCAAGTACACGTTCTCGCCAACGGCTACCGTAGGTAGGATCTCATCGAACACTTCGTGAACATGAACATCACCGAGATCTACGATCTCATCACCGATCACGATCTCGTGTCGGACAGTACGGGTAGCCGCCACCTGACGCTCCAGATCTTCGATCTTAGACTCAAGACGCTCGGTGACTTGGGACACCATGCGATCCAGATCATCGCCGGTCAGCGTAGCTGCCTTGCCGCCATCAGGGCCATGCACCCAGAGGGTGATCTTGTCTTCGACAGGCATCTGAGGGGACAGGCGGTACAGTGTGCAGAGCAGAGACAGAGCGGAACGCTCATCACGAGACAGGCCGTTAGCGACAATTGCGACGGCGTAGCCGAGGTCAACCGACTGAGTCACACCAGCCAATCTCTCGGCCAGTTTGTTTAGGCGGCGTGGCTCGATTGTGTTAGAATGATCGAACATAGTTCGTACTCCTTTGTTGCGTTTAAACAGTGTGGAAACCTAGTCTGTGACTAGGCATCCAGCGAGGTGGCAGGAAGGACAATGCGACTCAGCGGTGATGGTCGATTGCCATTTGAGCGAAGCTCGTGCGGTGAATCCGCATTCGTTGCAGTGGATCTTGAGCATACGAGTGCCTTGCTTCTTGCGAAGATTGGCGTCGATTGCAGCGTGGGGATACTCTCCGAGTATTTCAGCGATCTCTTTGAACTGCTCAAGCAGTTCGGGGGACGCTGGGGTTTGTGTCATCGGGCCGGTAAAGCCTACGGCTCTAGCGATTCGGGCAAACTCGCCCTTGTGGCCACAGTCGATGCCAGCCCAAACATGGATGAATTCATGCGTCAGGATACGCAGAACCTCGGTGACATCATCCACAAGTGGATTGATGAACACTTCCATAGTGCCATCGGCACTGATTGATGCGTCGAACGCCTGACCTAGAACGACCTTGCCGCTCTTAGATCCACGATACCCGATAGGGAAGCCGCAGGACACACGGTAGCGGCGGGATTGCCATGCGTCGGGTGAGATACCAGCATTGGCAAACACCATCTCAAACAACATAACAAGCGCAGCTTGTAACCATTCTTCTCTCGTCTTGTATGACTGCATAGCAGTACTCCTTTGTTGCGATTACTTAATGAACACAATCGAGAACACAAAGTGTGTTCTCTGTTCTGTTCACACAGAAACATTAGTGAATCTATCGTCTAGTCCAAGTCGCTTTCTGTGGCGACTCTTCAGGTGCATCACGGGCCTCATACCGATCTGCGAACACACCTAGCCGGTTCACTCTATCGACGCTCTTGGCCTATCCGACTACGTCGCTGCCGCTATCCCAGCGGTACACTTCGTGTCGGAGTAGGTGACTCCAACGCCCCGACATCCTTTACCCAAGCCTTCGCAGCATTGCCTTGCACACAATGCCAGCTTGATTCGCTCCGATCCGCCGTGAGATCGAAACACCGATACCTGATCGGAGGTGGCCTACACCCATTCAGTGATCGCCGGTAAGCTGGGCCAGATGGGCTGCCCAATCCGTCGATGCCAATCACTATGCCCAGATTCCGTTTAAACTGTCAACTTTTATTTCGTAACTAAGTTTATTACCCTACGGGTAACTTTCGCAGTTTAAACGCTCTACGGGTTATGCATGGGTAAGCAGGTCAGCGTGAAAGAACGCCTATTCGCTAGGTATGTGGCCGAAGGCCGTACACAAGCGCAGAGTGCGCGTATGGCTGGCTACGCCAGTAATCCGGACAAAAAGGGGAGTGAGTTGGTTAAAAAGCCTGAAGTCGTAGACTTAATCAATCAGCGTGGCGCTGAATTGGCCGAGGATCGGGCGGTATCCCTACGGGAGCACCTCGATACGCTGGCTGCTTTGCGTGATGATGCGCGTGATGCCGGGCAATATAGCTCTGCTATACAGGCCGAGCACCATCGTGGCAAGGCATCGCGTCTGTATGTCGAGCAACAGGTGGTCGCCAAGGCCGACATGGATTCACCTACGGTGATCTTGGAGCGTTTAAACGGATTGCTATCGCGTGGCGCACCCGATGCGCTCGATGCGCCGGACTAGCGCTCGCATAATGCGCACAGGAGTCCCGCTTGTAGCGCGTTTACACGCCCCAGCGCACCCCCACCCCCGCGCACACAGCGCAGGAGTCCCGTACCTACCCGTATATACAAATATACACAGTCAGGCACCCCACTTTCCGAATGACCCCACCCCCTTAAATCGCAAATGAAGTTTACATTTATATGTCTACAAAAATTTTGCAAAAAAAATTTACATTTCTGTAAAGGATTAGTGCGATATGTCAACTTCAATTACTAAGCAGCTTGATAGTATAAAACAAATGTTGACGCCTGAAAGGATGTCAACGCTTTCTTCGGCTGATCGTATTCAAGTAATGGATTTGATGGAGGCATTGGAGAAGTCTGTTCGTAGAGAGAGGGCGCAGGAAGACTTTCTTTCTTTTTGTTCTTCTGTATGGCCAGCGTTTATGGAAGGTGGGCACCACAGAAAGATGGCAAGGGCGTTTGAACGTGTTGCTAGTGGGGAGTGTAAGAGGCTTATGATTAACATGCCCCCTCGTATGGGTAAGTCTCAGCTTACCTCTTGGTTATTGCCAGCTTGGATTATGGGCAAGATGCCTGAGAAGAAGATTATTATGGCTTCTCATACCGCCGAGCTTGCTATTCGTTTTGGTAGAATGGTTAGAAACTTGATTGGAAGTGAAGAGTTTAAGGATGTGTTCCCCGAAACATCACTTACTGCTGACTCAAAAGCTGCTGGTCGCTTTGATGTATCAGGTGGTGGTGAGTATTTCTCTGTGGGTGTTGGTGGTGCGGTAACTGGCCGTGGTGCTGATTTACTTATTATAGATGACCCGCACTCAGAACAACAGGGGCAGCAAGCCGATCCAAAGGTATTTGATTCTACCTATGAGTGGTTTAGTTCTGGCCCTCGTCAGCGTCTTCAGCCCGGAGGTGCAATTATTATTGTAATGACTCGCTGGAGCCAGAAGGATTTGTGTGGACAAATCACAAGAGATTCTATGCAACGTGATGGATCTGATGATTGGGAGGTGATTGAGTTACCTGCAATACTGCCATCAGGTAGTTCATTGTGGCCTGAATACTGGCCGATTGATGAATTAGAAAAGCTCAAGGCTGAACTGCCCATATCAAAATGGGAGGCGCAGTACCAGCAACAGCCTACGTCTGAAGAGTCTGCAATCATTAAACGGGATTGGTGGCAAGTTTGGGAGGAGCGTGATCCGCCTGATGTGTCGTTTGTAATTCAATCTTGGGATACGGCGTTTATGAAACATGAACGGGCTGACTATTCTGCCTGTACAACGTGGGGCGTGTTCTACAAGGAGAATGACGAGGGGATGCTTGCACCCAACATAATCCTATTAGATGCCTTAAAAGAGCGCATGGAGTTTCCTACGCTCAAGAAACGAGCCTATGAGATGTATGTGGATTGGCAACCTGATGCGTTTATCGTGGAAGCGAAGGCCGCAGGTGCGCCGTTGATCTATGAATTAAGGGCTGTGGGTATCAGCGTACAGGAGTACACTCCTTCTCGTGGCAATGATAAGGTGTCCCGTGTAAACGCTGTTGCAGATTTTTTTGCATCAGGCATTGTTTGGGCACCACCAAAAAGATGGGCCGAGGAAGTGATTGAAGAGTTTGCCTCATTTCCTATTGGCGATCACGATGACTTGGTTGACTCATCAACACAAGCATTGCTTAGATTTAGGCAAGGCGGCTTTATTGCACTTGATCACGATGATTATGAAGAAAGCCAGCCACGGCGAATTGCTAACTATTACTAGGGCGTTTAAACTCGCCGCGATGAGGGAAACACTATGGCTGTAGATAAGTCACTAGACGCTTTAGAAATGGCTGACATGGCTGGAAGATTAGAAGCCTCCGAGCCAGCAATGGTTGTTGAGATAGAAAACCCTGACTCAGTCGCAATTGAGACTGAAGATGGCGGGATGATTATTGATTTTGATCCGAAGCCTGAAGTAGACGATGCGCCGTTTGATGCAAACCTTGCTGAGTTTATGGACGATATGGATCTTGACATGCTCGGCTCGGAGCTTGTTTCAGCATTTGAAGATGACCTTGCATCCAGAAGAGATTGGGAAGATACCTATGTTGAAGGTCTTGATCTTCTTGGTTTAAAAATCGAAGAGCGTACTGAGCCATGGCCCGGAGCGTGTGGCGTACACCACCCTTTGCTAGCCGAGTCAGTTATTAGATTTCAGTCTCAGGCAATTGGGGAACTGTTTCCAGCGCAAGGCCCAGCAAGAACGAAGATAGTTGGCGAAGCTGATGATGAGGTATACAAGCAAGCAAATCGTATACAAAACTATTTGAACTACCTGCTTACTGAGGAAATGACAGAGTTTCGTCCTGAAACAGAGCGGATGTTGTTTTCTTTACCTTTGGCTGGTAGCGCATTCAAGAAAGTTTATTACGATGTAACCATGGGCAGACCCTGCTCAATGTTTGTTCCGGCAGAAGACCTTGTTGTTTTTAACGGGGCAACAGACTTGAAGTCATTGACTCGTATGACACATAGGATGCGCAAGACGGGTAATGATGTTCGCAAGCTGCAAGTTGCAGGGTTTTACAGAGATGTAGAGCTTAAAGGTGGCGACTCTCAGGTTGATCAAGTAAAAGAAAAATACAGCGAATTGACAGGAGAAAGTTATTCTCCATCAGGTGGATCTAATTATTTATTTGGAGAAACCGTATACACATTGCTGGAGATTCAAGTAGAGCTTGATCTTGAAGGCTTTGAGGACATGAAGGATGGTGAGCCTACAGGTATTGCTATTCCTTATGTTGTGACTGTAGACAAAGACTCTGCTGCAATTTTATCTATTCGCAGAAACTACTATGAAGATGATCCGCTCAAGCGTAAGCGTGATCACTTTGTACACTACGAATATATTCCGGGCTTGGGCTTTTATGGCTTAGGTTTGGTGCATTTGATTGGTGGGCTAGTTAAATCCTCAACTTCAATACTGCGTCAGTTGGTTGATGCTGGTACTTTGGCAAACCTTCCCGGCGGCTTGAAGACGAGGGGTATGCGTATTACCGCAGACGATACTCCAATTATGCCCGGAGAGTTTCGTGATGTAGATGTTCCCGGCGGAACAATTAAAGAAAACATTTCGTTTTTGCCATACAAAGAACCAAGCACAACGCTATATAACCTTCTTGGTAACCTTGTAGAGGAAGCTCGACGTTTTGCATCAATGGCTGATGTAAAGGCGTCAGACATGAATAGCCAAGCCCCTGTTGGCACTACGCTTGCACTGATAGAGCGGAACATGAAAGTAATGTCTGCAATACAGGCAAGACTTCATGCATCTATGAAAAATGAGCTTAGGCTTGTTACCAATATCGTTAAAGACTTTGGGCCGAGCGAGTATCCATACCAGCCATATGGTGAAAAGCAGGATATCCAAAAAGACTTTAATGACCAGATAGATGTGGTTCCTGTGGCAAATCCAAATGCCGCAACTATGTCTCAGCGTATTATGCAGTATCAGGCTGCATTGCAGTTGTCTCAACAATCGCCACAGCTTTACGACTTACCGGCATTGCACCGGCAAATGCTAGAGGCACTAGGTATTAGAGATCCAGAAACACTTGTTCCAAATACAGATGACTTTGCTCCTAAAGACCCTGTTACAGAAAACATGGACTTTATAAACGGAGAGCCGGTAAAAGCTTTTGCCTATCAAGACCACGAAGCGCATATCAAAACGCACATGGCTGCGATGCAAGATCCAAAGCTCTTGGAGCTTATGGCGCAAGCGCCCAATCAACAGGCAATTCAAGCAGCAGTATCTGCACATATCGCAGAACACTTGGCGTTCCAATACAGAGTAGAGATACAAAAGGAACTCGGATTGGATCTTCCTTCAGCAGAAACAGAGTTGCCGCCTGAGATTGAGTCGAAGCTGTCATCACTTGTCGCACAAGCAGCAGAGCAGTTGTTGCAAAAAGATCAGGCTGAAGCTCAACAACAACAGCAAGCTGCGCAAGCTAATGATCCAATCTTGCAGTTAAAGCAAAAAGAACTTCAAATCGAAGAGCAAACCGCCATGGCGAAAGCGCAATCAGATGCGCAGCGAGTCGCAACGGCGCAAGAAAAACTGGCGCTTGATGCTCGTAAGGCAGAGATGAGAGATCAATTAGAGCGAATGAAGCTTGAACAAGATATGAACGAGCTTCAGATGAAGATCAATAGTGAAGAAAGAATTACTCAAGCGGAGCTTGATGCAAAAGCTAAGATTGCTGGCGCAGAGCTAGGCGCAAGAATTGTTGATAAAACTAATGATCGAGACGCTGCAATTGAGCGAGCCAATCTTGTAGAAAAAAGCAAAGGCGCTGAAATAGGTCGTAAGCTTGCAGATCAGATTATGAATCCAAAACGCAATGGGTGATTTTATTGACCCTCAGTTCATTGATTTGATATTGTCGCGTTTAAACGACCTTGAGTCGCATTGTAAAGAAAAGCTGATTGCAGGATCGGTTGAGTCTATTGAAGACTATAAATTGTATAGAGGGCAGCTTGAAGGGTTACAAATGGCTGCTAGAGAAATACGAGAAGTAGCAGATAAGACCTTTACAGAAATTTAGCATCATCAGGATGCGCGGGTACTACACTTCCCTTTAAGTGTTGCAGAGAGCGAAAATATGACAGCAGTAGAAGTGGACTTAACGTCTATTGGCGCTGAAGAAGACAAAGCCGATACAGAAAAAGCTAGTCAACTTCCAGTGCCTACTGGATACCACATCCTTATTGGACTACCGGAGATAGAGGAAAAAACAGAAGGCGGCATTATTAAGGCAAGGACAACGCTAGAAATCGAAGAAACCGCTTCGATGGTGGGGTTTGTTATTGCGATGGGGCCTGACTGTTATAAAGATAAAAAGCGATTTCCCAACGGGCCTTGGTGCAAAGAGGGAGACTTTATCTTAATGAGGGCGTATAGCGGAACCAGAATAAAGATTCATGGCAAAGAATTCCGTTTGATTAACGATGATACACCCGAAGCCGTAGTAGATGATCCAAGAGGTATAAGCCGTGTCTGAAGAAGTAGCATTACCGGAACCCGATGATATTGAAATTATTGAGGTAGACGATACTCCAGAAGAGGATCGTCGCCCTGTCAGAACAGATGTTGAACCTTTTAACATTGATGAAGAGATTGATGTTCAAGATGAGCGTGTTAAAAAGCGTTTAAACAGACTAAAATATGAGTATCATCAACAGCGCAGAGAAAAAGAAGCTGCGCAAAGATTAAGAGATGAAGCTGTGCAGTTTGCACAAGGAACCCAATCAGAGGTTCAGCGCTTACAAGGACTTGTAGGCCAGAGCGAGCAAGCATTGCTTCAGAGTGTACAGAACCGAACCGAAGCTGAATTAGCGGCGGCGAAGCAAAAGTACAAGCAAGCCCACGAAGAGGGCGATACAGATACTATGGTTGAGGCGCAAGAGCAGCTTGCGCAAATACAGGCGGATAGAGCTTATATACAGAACTATCAGCCTCAAATGCAGCCACAGGCGCAGGGGCAACAGCAACCCCCTGCTAATACGGTGGGACAGCCACCGCAACAGCAACAGCTTGACCCGCGATTGCAGGGATGGCTGGGGCAAAACACTTGGTTTGGAGCGCCCGGAAACGAAGCAGTCACAGGATTTGCTTATGGGCTTGACGAGATGTTAGTAAAAAGGGGTGTCGAAAGAAACTCCCCTGAGTATTTTGCAGCTATTGACAAAGCGTTGAGAGATTCATTTCCATCAGCCTTTGGTATAGAAGCAAAAGATGAAGGTGCTACTTCTCAAACAAGGACATCATCTTCGCCAGTTGCACCAGCGCAACGAAGTGGTGGTAAGAAAACACAGGTTAAATTGACTAGCTCGGAAATCCAGCTTATCAAGAAACTAGGAATTACCCCGCAGCAGTATGCTGCCCAGAAACAGAGGATGTCGTAATGAGCGAGACAAGAGAACCAAGAGAATTGGAGTCGAGAGATAACACAGCTAGAGAGCAGCAGTGGACACCACCTAATCTGCTACCAGATCCAATCCCACAACCGGGATGGGCATTTAGATGGATTCGTACATCTATGGTAGGGCAATCAGATGCAACTAATGTATCTATGCGCTTTAGAGAAGGATGGGAGCCAGTAAAGCTTGAAGACCACCCAGAGCTAGAAGTTATGCCTGATCATAACTCTCAGTTTCCCGGATGTGTCGAGATTGGCGGTCAGTTATTGTGTAAGGCTCCGCAGGAAGTTGCGGATTCGCGCCAGCGTCATTACGAGGGAGTTGCAGCGCAACAAATGGAAAGTGTTGACCAATCTTACATGCGAGAAAATGATCCACGGATGCCTATGCTCCGACCTGATCGAAAGACTCGTGTAAGTAGTTTTGGTAAATAACAACTTATTTTTATTTGTTAGGAGAACTCAGTTATGGCTACTTCAGCCGCGCCCCATGGGGCAAGACCAGTTAGCACTACAAGTGCTAGTGGATCTTTCAACGGAAAGGTTCAACACCTAAGCATCGCTTCTGAATATGGTACATCTATATTTAATGGCGATTTTGTCAAAATGGTTGCCGCAGGTACTATCGAAAAAGATACAGGCACTGCTACGCTTACCACTATTGGCATTTTTATGGGCTGTAAATATACAGATCCCACCACTAAGCAGATGACTTTTAGCCAGTATTGGCCAGCGTCAACTGTCGCAACAGATGCTATGGCATATGTATTAACAGATCCTGATGTGGTTTTCTTAATGCAAGCTGATGGCGCTATTGCTCAAACAGCACTTGGTTCTAACTTTGATGTTATCCAAACTGCTGGAACAACCGCTATCGGTAACAGCAAAAATGCTGTTGATGCCGATTCAACTGCAACTACCAATACACTGCCATTGCGAATCTATGATTTTTACGATGGCCCCAATAGTACTATTGGTGATGCATTCACGGACGCACTCTTCATTTTTAATGTTGGTCATGCGTACAGAAACACAACCGGCGTTTAAGGAGAATTAAGCAATGGCAATTTCAAGAGCGCAAATGCTTAAAGAACTCCTACCGGGGCTTAATGCTCTTTTCGGTTTGGAGTACACAAAGTACGAAGACGAACACACTCAAATTTACGACACAGAATCTTCTGATCGTTCATTTGAGGAAGAAGTCAAGCTAAGTGGTTTTGGCGCAGCGCCAACGAAGGGCGAAGGTGAAAGCATCACATATGATGCTGCACAAGAGTCGTTTACTGCTCGCTTTAATCACGAAACAGTAGCTATGGGTTTTGCGATCACCGAGGAAGCGATGGAAGATAATCTTTACGATTCTCTTTCTGCTCGTTACACCAAGGCGTTAGCACGAGCTATGGCATACACCAAGCAGGTCAAAGCTGCACAGCCATTAAACAATGGTTTTACAAACTCATTCCAATCGGGTGACGGCGTAAACTTGTTTACTGCTTCTGGCGATGGCGTAACTGGTGGTGATGGGCACCCTCTCGTAAGTGGTGGCAAGAACAGCAATCGTCCTGCGACGGCGGCTGACTTGAACGAAACTTCTTTAGAGGCAGCTATCATCTCTATTGCAGGATGGACTGACGAGCGTGGATTGCTGATTGCAGCCCGTCCTCGCAAGTTGATTGTTCCACCTGCGTTGATGTTTACCGCAACCCGCATCCTTCAAACCGAAGGCCGTGTTGGTACGGCAGACAATGATCTGAACGCTATCTATACAAATGGCAGCATTCCAGAAGGCTACTCAGTAAATCACTACCTCACAGATACAAATGCGTGGTTCTTGATTACTGACGTTCCAAATGGCATGAAGCACTTTGAACGGGCAGCTTTAGAAAATTCTATGGACGGCGACTTCGATACTGGCAACGTGCGCTATAAAGCGCGTGAACGCTACAGTTTCGGTGTTTCTGATCCGCTTGGAATTTTCGGATCACCCGGCTCTAGTTAGAGCTTTTAAGGACTACTCAGGTTATACTTGGGTAGTCCTTTTTTTTATCCTGACTAATTGTTTCACGTGAAACATTAGACACTAGCCAAGACAGGAGAACTACATGGCTAATACAACCTTTAACGGTTCAGTCCGTTCGGAGAACGGCTTTGCAGTCGTTTCAAAAAATAGCAGCACTGGTGCAATTACAACGTCCTTTACGCTTGATGGCTCTGGTATGCAGGTAGCTCCTGTATCACTTGCTGATGCTGCATCAACCACTCTTACTGCTGCTACAAATGCAGGTCGCATTAATCTTGTTGGTGATAATAGCCAAGATAGCACCTACGTTTTGCCAGCCCCTACTGCGGGTATTTTTTATCGTTTTGTTTACGCTGGCGGTGCGGCAGATGCAACAGATGCGCTAATTATTACGCCCGGAAATAGCAATTTTTATATTGGCGGCGTTACCTTTTTAGACACTGATGGCAATGAGGTAAGCAGCGTATTTTCTGATGGTAACTCTAATAGCAGCATTCAACTAAATGTTCCTGCTGGATTCGATATAACTATCTTGGGTCTGGATACAACCAACTATCAGATCTTTGGAAATGTTACGAGTACCACTGCACCTGCATTTGCCGATCAGTAACCTTTTATAACGCATGGGGCGGTTTACGCCCCTTTGTTAGGAGAAAAATATGGCTGATGCAGTAGCTTCACAAACAATCCAAGACGGCCCTAGAAAAGCAATTTTTAGGTTTACCAATGTCAGCGATGGCACTGGTGAAGCAGCAGTGAAAAAAATTGATGTATCTGCGCTTAGTGCTGACCCTATGACCGGCGCATCTTGCGCTAAAGTCACTATTGAAAAGATTTGGTATACCACTGTTGGTATGGGTGTAAAGATATTTTTTGATGCAAGCACTGATGTTTTAGCATGGCAGTTAAATGCAGATTACTCAGATACATTAGATTTTGGCGAATTTAGTGGCATCCCAAATAACGCTGGTAGCGGAGTTACTGGTGATATTATGTTTACTACAGTTGGTCATTCTAATAATGATGTTTATAGCATTTGCATGAGCGTTATTAAGCACTACGGATAGGCGTTATGAATCAGTTTGATCAAAAGATTCTTGAATGTTTTCATGCATTTACAGACCCAAATGATTCTGTGCGAATCAGAATGTCACTTGATCAAGATCAGCGTAATGTTGTTTTTGAAACATATTCTACAATTCCGCTTGCTCATAAGATGTCATTGGAGCAGTTCTTAAATACACCTGTAGAGTCGTTGAAGTCTATGGCTAAAGGTCTTTGCAGGGAAATGAGGGTGGTTGGGTGAAAAAAAACAAAATGCCGATGGTCGAAAAAGACGGCAAAATGGTTCCTGAGTTCGCTGCTGATGGCATTGGCAAAATGAAAGAAGGCGGCATTGTTAGGTATCATACAGAACCCCGTAAAGGCTCTGTGCGTCAAATGGAACGGCGTGGATATGGCGCAGCTAGAAAACCTTAACAACAACCAAGAGGATTCTATTAGAAGAGAAATCCGAGATTGGTCTAGGGTTACACTAGAAGCGCCAATAAAAGAGCTTAATGGTTTATCAGGATGCCCATATGCAAAGAAAGCGTGGGTTGATAATAAGGTCGATATAGCGTTTAAACGCAGCGAAAGCTTTGATGTTGTTTATCAGATACTTGAGAGTTTTAACGATGAATACGATCTTACAATAGTTGTGGATTTGGATTATGAAGAAGATCCATATTTGTTTCACCAGCGTGTAGAGGCGATTAACCACTCTATTGCGCATGGAGCATACAATGATTTAAACCTTTGGGTTATGTCGTCGCATCCAGAGGATGAAGGCAATGATGAAGGCAGCGACAACGAGTTCGTGCAGCACAACGATTGTGACTATGCGATGATGTACATACAAAGGCTAGACCACTTACAGGAGTCAGCGAATAAGTTAAAAAAGACAGATTACTATTCGTATACTTTTGGATCTGGTGAGCCTAGTCATGTGTTCCGTTTGAGAGAAAAGTTTTATCAAGACCTACAGGAGGTTCAAAATGGCTGGAATGAAAAAGAAGGGCGTTATGAAGAAGCGTCCTAAGAAAATGGGCGGTGGCGGCATGGCTAAGAAAGGTGTTATGAAAAAGCGCCCTACAGGCATGAAGTCTGGTAAGTCTGTTAGAAAAGCCGTTAAAAAGAAGTAGCGGTGAATGTCAACTTATACATTTAACTTAGACCTCGGAGACGCGATAGAGGAAGCTTTTGAGCGAGCGGGGTCGGAGTTAAAAAGCGGGTACGATTATCGTACTGCTCGGCGTAGTCTTAATCTCATGTTTCT